CAGATGTTCTGAGTGGAACAATATCCGACATTGGATTATGTCCCCTTATCTACAAAATGGACAGCGAGGAGGAATGCGACGACCCGAAGCTTTGGGAAAAAGCCAACCCGTCGCTCCCGTTTCTCCCTGAACTCCAGAAAGTGATTACAAAAGAGTTTGCTGAGAAAGAGTATAAACAACAAGTTAAGCTGGATTTTTACACTAAACGCATGAATCGGCCAAGAAGCGGTGAGGAAACACCAGTCACTGAATGGGATAACATTGCTGCGACCAATAAGTCTTTGCCGGATTTATTTGGATGGAGTTGTACGGTTGGTATTGACTATGCCTCTCTGCGGGACTGGGCGGCAGTAAACCTTCATTTTCGCCGAGGGGATGAGCGCTTTGATTTCGGGAAGTATTGGGTATGCGTTCGAAATCCAGACCTATCCCGAATAAAACCCCCGTGGCGCGAGTGGGAAACGTGTGTGCCGGTGGATGACGTAGAAATCGCACCAGAATTGCTGACTGAATATATCGCGGAAATGGCCAAGCGATACAATATCAAAAAAGTGGCCATAGACAATTTTCGGTATGCACTAATGAAAGATGCGCTGGAACGTATTGGATTCGACCCGAAGGAACGGAAAAATCTATATTTGACTCGACCTTCGGATATTATGAAAATCCAGCCGGTAATTGAAAGCTGCTTTAATAAGCGGCTTTTTTGTTGGGGCGATAATCCTGCCCTGCGCTGGGCCACCAACAACACAAAGCTGATTCGTTCCGGGAAAAAAGAGGGCACAGACACAGGGAATTTTTACTATGGGAAAATTGAAGCGAAGAGTCGGAAAACAGATCCGTTTATGGCGTTGGTGCATTCCATGGTAGTAGAGGATGACTTGCCAGCGGAAACAGGACAATATGCTGACATTCCGGTGATTACGTGTTAAGGAGGTGATTAATTGGGGATTATAAGTTGGGTCCAGAAGAGGCTTGGATTAGGATATACACCCTTAGGAGGATGGAGTGAATTTGCTGATGAGTACGCTGATTTAGTGGCCGATGTCTACTTTCGTGAAATGGCGTTTTGGTCGGCTGTAAATATTGTTGCCAATGCCGTGAGCAAGTGTGAGTTCAGAACTTTTGTCAATGGCGAAGAAAAAAAGGGGGCTGAATACTATCTCTGGAACGTAGAGCCTAACAAAAACCAGAACTCCAGTATGTTCCTGCACAAGCTCGTTGCCAAGCTCTACCGTAAAAATGAGTGTCTGGTTATTGAGCAAGGCGGTCAGCTACTGGTTGCGGATAGCTTTATAAGGACCCCATACGCCTTGTACGATGATGTATTCACCCAGGTGACCGTGGGTGATTTTACTTTTCAGAGGTCTTTTAAGCAGTCAGAGGTCATGTACTTCAAGCTATCAGAGTGCAATATGCGGGATGTTACAGCAAGACTCTATGATAGCTATTCAAAACTTATTGCTTATAGCATGAAAGCTTATCAGAAGTCCAGAGGGACCAAGGGTATATTCAAGTACGATACACTGCCAGTTGCTGATACGGAAGAGAGAGCTCTCTTCGATTCCTTAATCAACGATAAGATCAAAAACTGGCTAAGTGGAGACAATGCTGCGCTCCCTTTGGGAAGAGGGTTGGAATGGAAAGAACTTCAGCACAAGACATATTCCAACGAAAACACAAGGGATATCAGGGCGCAGATTGATGATATCTGTGATTTTACGGCGCGCGGGATCGGTATTCCTCCTGCACTAATCAGAGGGGATGTCCAAGACACTTCAAAAGCCGTAGATCAGCTTCTGACATTCTGTGTTGACCCCCTTTGCGATCAATTGCAGGAGGAGGCTAATCGTAAAAGGTCAGGATTATCCGGGTTCCTTTCTGGAACATACCTCCACATTGACACTAAGTCCATAAAGCATGTTGATTTATTAAGTGTTGCAACAGCAATTGACAAAGTCATTGGATCTGGCTCATTCTGCATCAACGACATTCGAAAAGCGTGCAACGAGCCTATCATAGACGAACCTTGGGCATGGCAGCACTTTATGACTAAAAACTACGCGGACGTTGATAGCCTACTTACAGAATTAAAAGGGGGTATAGAAGGTGGGTTATAAAGTCAGTGAAACAATCAGCGCCATAGACACAGTGTCGGAGATGCTCATAGTTGCTGCAATGACCAACCCAGCAGTGCGCAAAGCGATGGGGTTAATTAGTCAGGCATCCTTTGACCTGGGAGAGCTTCAGTTTGCCATGGTGGAGGGAGGTGAAAAAGATTGAAACCAGAAACTTTAAAATTTAATTTTAAACAAAACCTAGAGAAGCCTGACACACTGGAATTATATATCTACAGCGAAGTGGTGTCAGACGGATGGGATTGGTGGACTGGTAAAAAAATTGAGAGCGAAACCTCAGCCGACTACTTCCGGAAGAAACTAAACGAATACAAGGATGTAAAATACATTAACTTGTACATTAACAGCTGCGGAGGATCCGTTGTCGAAGGGTACGGTATTTATGCACAACTGAAGCGTCACGAGGCTTATAAGACCGTGTACGTTGATGGGTTTGCGAATTCTATCGCTTCCATCATCGCGATGTGTGGCGACAAAATCATCATGTATATCAACGCGGTTATGGGTATCCACAACATGATGGATTGGTGTATGGGAAATGCGGCTGAGCACAGAAAATGCGCCGATAATCTTGATAGCATGATGGAAGGTAATAGGCAAATCTATTTCCAGCGGTCAAAGGGTAAAATTACGCTTGAAAAGCTCACCGAATTACTCGACGCAGAGACAATCCTGACTGCGCAGGAGTGTTTTGAATATGGATTATGTGATGAGATTGCCGAAATCGCAGCTGATCCTGAACAGGTGACCCAGGCAATGCAACGCATGAATACAAATATGGCGGCACAAATAAAGTATTTCCAAAACTTAAAGCAGTCCTTCGGTGAAGCGATGTCTGTACTTAAGGAGCAAGGCTCTTATCCAGGCTATGAGCCTACCCAGAGCGGCCCTGAACCACTCCTCGAACCACCTAAAGAAAATAAAACACAAAAATTTTTAGCGGCACTATTCCGCTAATTTTTTATTTAAGGAGAGATTAGCTTGAAAAACTTAGATATTTTGAACCAAAGAAAACTGGAAATTATGCAGCGCATCAACCAAGCGGTTAAAGATGATGACCAAGAGAAATTTACCCAAGCGTTTGGTGAGTTTCACGATCTATTACAAGAGGCTGTGTTGGCTGAGGCGAAAGGCCTTATCCAAGCTGCAGACAATCAGGTGTTGGCTGGCCGAGGTGCTCGTGCCCTGACTAGCACGGAAAATGACTATTATCAGAAATTGATCGAGTCAATGAAATCGCCGAACCCCAAACAGGCATTAACCGAAATGGATGTTGTCTTGCCTGAAACTGTCATCGAGACGGTATTTGAGGATATCGCTGAAGACCACCCCTTACTTGACGCCATCAATTTTCAACAAACTGGAGCTTTAACCGAAATCCTCGTAAGTACGCTGGACGGACGCCAGATGGGAACTTGGGGTAAGCTCTGCGACGAAATTGTGAAAGAGCTGTCCGCCGGCTTCATGAGCATCCTCTTGGACAAGAAAAAACTGTCGGCATTCCTCCCGATTTGCAAAGCAATGCTGGACCTTGGCCCAGTGTGGATTGATCGCTATGTCCGGGCTCATTTATCTGAGTCGATTTACAACGGACTGGAAGCGGGAATTATTGACGGGAGTGGAGTGGATTCTCCCACCGGGATGAGGAGAAACCCTAACTCTGCGCTGGACCCCGTGAGTGGTTACGCTCTCCAACCCTTGGTGGAACTGAGTGAAATCACACCGGAATCCTATGGGCAAGTACTAGCCAGTCTCTCTGTTGCCCCGACCGGATTACAGAGAATAATCCGAGAGGTCTTGTTTGTTGTCAGTCCGGCTGATTACTTTAGCAAAATCTTCCCGGCTACCACATTCCGTCAACCCGATGGTGTGTATAATAACAATATTTTCCCCTTCCCAACCCGGCTTGTGCAGTCAGCTTATGTTCCTTCTGGCGAGGCTATTATTGGCTTGGGAAGACGTTATTTCATGGGTTTGGGAACTGGTAAGGGTGGAAAAATCGAATACTCCGATGAATACCGCTTCCTCGAAGATGAGCGTATGTACTTGACCAAGCTTTATGGAGATGGCCGGCCACTGGATAATACCTCGTTTAAGAGGCTCAACATTTCCAGCCTGAAGCCAACTCCTTGGCAGGTGAAAGTGGTTAATGCGGCTGATTTTCCTGGTGCTGAGACTCCAGTTGGCTAAAGTATGGGGGGATAAGCTATGAAAGTAAGAGCACTGAAAACATTCCGGGACAAGTACACTAAGGAAACCTATCAAAAGGGATCCGTTTTCGAGGTTACGGAAGAGCGGGCGGCAGAAATGAATACTGCTCCCGCTGCTCCATTAGTTAAAAAAATAGAAGAGGAAGCGGAAAAGGAAACTGTAGATAAGACGGAGGAGCACCAAGAGGAGTTGGCACCAACTAAACGAGCCAGCAAACGGAAAGAGGGGTAAGCATGGCACTGCCTGAAGGGCTGCTTGAGGCAGTCCGAAATTACCTTGATATTACTTGGGAGGATCCTGCCGGAGATGAAAAACTCTCCGGCATAATCGCTCGGGGAATGAGATATCTGGACAAAACGGCCGGTGCTGAATTGGATTACACCGTTGAGGATAAGCCGCTGGAATTGCTCATGGATTACTGCCGATATGCGAGGAGCAACGCATTGGAAGAGTTCCAAGGTAATTATCTACACGAGCTACTTTCCCTGCAGATCGAAACGGCGGTGAAGGCTGGTGGCTAAAAAAATCCAGACACACAATGACGGGGCGGTAAAAATATACACGGTTGATAATATAGCATTGCCGGGAAACAAGCCGAAGGAAGGGATTGTGTTGAAACAAATCCTCCGGTACAAAGAGCGCACAGTGGGTATAAACCGCGCTTACCTTGCGATGCAGGTCGGCGCAGATGTATCTTTGTTATTGCGTTGCCCAAGATTGCGCGATGTGTTCCCTCAGGATGTGGCCATTCCTAATGACGGTAAGCAGTACCGCATTACCATGGTCCAATACCCGGAAGAAATAACGCCTCCCGTTATGGACTTAACGCTGGAAAGGCTGGAACAAAATTATGAAGTGCCTTGATAATATCCGCGACGCCTTGCTGACTGTCACTGAAAACGTAGGGCATTATGAAGCGTTTAAAAAGACTGACCAATACATCGTATGGGCTGAGGATGGCGGGTATAGCGGACATGGCGATAATCGTTCTACAACAAAAGTCGTGACCGGCACGATTGATTATTTCACGAAAAACGAAGGCGATCCTAATGTTGAAGCTATACAAAACGCCTTGGATAGCATTGATATAGCTTGGTCTATGAACTCCATTCAGTACGAAGATAAGACGGGTTTTTTGCACTATGAATGGGTGTTCGAGGTGGTGTGCTAAATGGCTAGAATGACCTTTAAAGCAGGTGATGAGTATGCTCTGAAGCTCTCTCGGTTGGCTACAAATCAAAGCGAAATAGCGAAAAAGGCGATCTACGCCGGGGCAAAGATTGTGGCTGATGAAATCAAGAGCAATTTGGATGCAATTCCCGAGGAGAAATTCCGCTACTTAAGAGATGGTGATCAGTTCTCGGGGATCACTCAGGAGCAAAAAAGGGATCTCTTGGATAGCTTCGGTATTACCCCAATTACGACCGATGAAAAAGGTAACTGGAACGCGAAGATAGGGTTCGATGGATATGGAAGCAAGTCCACCAAGAAGTATCACCGCGGACTGCCGAATCAACTATTAGCTCGCGCTATTGAAAGTGGTTCGTCCGTCCGGAGGAAGGTTCCATTCGTACGCCCAGCGGTAACCGCGAAGAAAAAGGCAGCTCAGGCGGAAATGGGCCGCGTAGTGGATGAAGAAATTAAAAAACTTATGAAATGAGGTGTATAGATGGATAGGCAATATGGTGAATTCGTGGGTGTTGACAAGGTATATACCGCGATTATCACGGAAGACAGTGAGGCATCCTATGTTACGGAATCCAATGAATACTTTGCGCCAACAGCGGAAATATCCGCCGAGAGCGAAATAGAAAACACCCCGACCTATTACGATAATGTGCCAGGGTTTAATTATGTCTCAGAGGGCGTAACAACGCTTACCATCACGTTTTCCGGGGTGCCCGCCGATAAGTACGCAAAGTACCTTGGCAAGCATTATGACGCTGCTACAGGGCGTGTGTACGACACGGGCGAGCCGGTTCCGCCTGATGTGGCCCTGGCCTTCCGATTTAATAAGGGGCCTGCTGATTATCGGTATTACCAGTACCTTAAGGGTAATTTCAGCGGCGGCACCGAAGAAGCATCCAGCAAGACAAATTCCGTGGACATTAGGACATACCAAATGACCTATACAGCCGTTGCAACAACCCATAAATGGAGCATCAATGGGGAAGAGAAGCCTTTGAAGAGGATCTTAGCGGATACGACAGACCTGGCGTTTGTTGGCGGATCTGCATGGTTTAGCCAAGTGCAGACCCCTGATACTGCAACCCCCCCAACAGCACTGACATTGTCCAGTAGCCTGCCAGCCGACGAGGCGACAGGCGTAAATGTGAGTTCCTCAATTACGCTAACATTTAGCAATAAAATTGCCAAGGATACTATAGTGCTGATTGATAGCACTGACGGCGAGCCCGTGCCTGCGGCAAAGACTTGGGATGTGACGGGGAAAATATTAACGCTTACCCCCGCATCCAACCTGGAGGAGGGCACGAAGTATATTGTCTTGGTGTCTGGTGTAGTCGATGTGTTCGGGCAGGCACTAACGGCATCCGGGATAACATTCACGACAGCATAAGGAGGGCGGGCCAACCCGCCTCTTGTGCTTCGGTGTATAGGGAGATATCGCGGAGGAGGAAAGCATGAAAGCATGAAAACATTGACGTTAAAGCTTGGGGGTAAAACCTACACAACAAGCCGCATTACAGCCTATCTCTCCAGGGAAGCTATGGCAGTCAACAAAGATATGCTTGGGATTGCAAAGACAGCCAAGGCATTGGATCAGGATGACATAGATGGCGCAGAAAAATTGATGGAGGATATGGAGAGCGCTGCAATCCGCAAGGCCAACCTGATTTGCGAAGTGTACGGGAATAAGTTTACTGTAGACGAATTGGAGCGGAACTTAACTAATGCAGAAATAGATGAGCAGGTCAATCGAATTATCCAGGGCATATCTGGGGTAGTAGAAAAAAACTAACCAGGGGTGCTGTGGCTGGCACCCCTGATGAAGAGGCTGATCCGGAACAAGTTTTAATGGGTCTGTATGGGAAATTGATTAAAGCTCATGGGTGGAATCTCAGGGAACTGGATGAGACGAACCTGGAGACTCTTTTTGATTTCTTGACTTATAAAGATCCAAATGAACGGATTATCAATGGGAAGGTTTATCGACGGGCAACAGCACCGCCGAAATGGTTATAAAAATCTTGGGTACGTCATGTCGTGAGACACACCTCTGCCCTCTCTTAGAGACCTGAGTAAAATCGGGTCTCTTTTTAATACCCAAAAGAGAGGAAGATGTATTATGAACGAACTGGTTGTTTTAAAGGGAAATGAAGCTTATACCAATAGTTGGATTATTGCAGAGAATATCATTTCTCAGGAGGTCGACAAAGGGACTTACTATAAAGAAATTTACCAAGTGTGCAAAGCAAAATGCCAGATCATAAAAGAACTGGCATTTTTACCGTCGTTGAAGATGATTTCTTAGAGATATGTAGCTATCGCTTGCCTTCGATATAAAAGACTAATTCGTTTATTGATGTCTTATTATCATCGTTGATTATACACCTAACTATCCGCTTTAGGCCGTTAGCTAATTCAACCGCAACACCAATGTAGTTTCCCATTTTCATTTCGAATCCAGATATTTGAGAAATAGCAATTATTTTATCATAAAGGATTGTCTCCTTGCCGGTATCGCTCCCGTCTTGGTAATAATACAAAAGTCTTTTTTCTGTAACCCCAAGAATGCCGACGGAAAAAATAAGGTTTTCGGCAGCGCTTTTTCCTGAAATAGCATGGATGATGACCTCCCCATCCAGCAATACATCTTTAAAAACTTTGTTTGCTTGTGCCAAGGCTATCTCTGTTTGAGAAAGTTTTGGCTTAGCTTCTTTGTTCCGGCTGAAAAATCCCATATTAATTTCTCGCTTTCCGTTTTAGAAAAATTGTAACATTTATGGAATTTCAAAACAATAGCCATCGGTAAGGATGTGATAACATGGCTTACGATATCGGCCCCCGAATTGGAATTGAAGGGGAGGCAGCTTTCAGGGATTCGATTCGAAACATTAACACTAACCTAAAGACTCTTGCGACAGAGATGCAGGCGGTAACCTCTCAGTTCGACAAAAACGACAAATCTCAAGAAGCATTAACGGCACAAAATCAAGTTTTAAATAAACAGATTGACGCTCAAAAGCAAAAAATAAGCGAACTTCAAAAGGGTCTTACCGCTGCTGCAGAAAAATATGGCGAAAATGACAAAGTAACTCAGGGATGGCAACAGTCAGTAAATAAGGCCACTGCTGACCTGAATAAAATGGAGAGTGAATTATTATCAAATAATGAGGCTATAAAAAACTATGGCAAGGCACAGCTTGAAGCTGTAAAAAATAGCGAGGAGTTTAAAGCCGCCCAGGAGAAATTGGGCGGTATTCTTGATGTCGTTAAAAAAGCGGCGATTGCGGCGGGAACGGCAATTGTTGGTTTGATGGCAGGGGGCGCTAAGGCAGCTATAGAATATGAGAGTGCCTTTGCAGGAGTTCGAAAAACTGTTGATGCAACTGAAGAAGAGTTTGCTCAGCTTAACCAAGGCATTAGAGATATGTCTAAAAATATGCCTCAAAGTGCTACCGATATTGCGGCGGTTGCTGAGGCAGCTGGGCAACTGGGAATTCAGACTGATAATATTTTAGGATTCACAAAAACAATGGTGATGCTTGGCGATGCCACGAATATGAGTTCTGATGAAGCTGCTACAGCGTTGGCCAGACTTGCTAATATCACGCAAATGCCTCAGGGCGAGTTTGATAAGTTGGGCTCAACCATCGTAGCACTGGGGAATAATCTTGCTACAACTGAGTCTGAAATCGTAGCAATGGGCTTAAGGTTAGCTGGAGCCGGAAAACAAATAGGATTAAGTGAGGCGCAAGTTCTTTCTTTTGCAGGAGCTTTAAGCTCGGTAGGGATAGAGGCGGAAGCCGGTGGTTCAGCCTTTTCCCGCGTTATGGTTGACATGCAATTAGCCGTGGAAACCAATTCAAAACGATTAAATGATTTTGCTGGTGTTGCTGGTATGACAGCGTCTGAGTTTAAAAAGGCATTTAAGGAAGATGCAGCAGGAGCGCTAATAGCTTTCATAACCGGCTTGGGTAATGCCGAGTCTCAGGGCACCAGTGCGATAAAGGTTCTTGACGATATGGGGATCGCGGAAATTCGTCTGCGGGATGCTCTTTTAAGGGCATCGGGAGCAGGCGACTTATTTAGTGATTCTATCAAGTTGGGAACAGAGGCCTGGCAGGAAAACGTGGCACTAACAAACGAGGCTGAACAGCGGTATTCTACGACCGAAAGCCAGATTAACATGTTGAAAAATACGATCAAGGATATCGGGATAGAGATAGGGGAAAAGTTGCTACCAACCATCAAAGATATGACACAAAGGCTTAAAGAAGTAGACACCGAACCGATTGTAAGCGGCTTTACTTGGGTAATTAACAATGCGGGGAATATTGCTACCGCCGCGGCTACAATAGGAGCGGCCATGCTCACATGGAAGGTGTACTCGACTGTGTTTACTCTCGTTAAAGCCGTAATGGCATATAAGGAAGCCCTTGTGGCTGCGCAAATTGCACAGCAAGGCCTCAATATTGCAATGAAAGCAAATATAATCGGTCTAATCATAACCGCTGTTGCCGCCCTCGTCACCGGAATCATCGTCCTCTGGAACACCAACGAAGGTTTTCGAAATGCCGTTATTGGAGCATGGGAAGCCATAAAAGTGGCTGGAGAAGCTGTCTGGAGCTGGCTGACAACATTCTTTACAGAAACAATACCTGAGGTCATAAATTCCGCGATAGAATGGTTTGCTCAGCTTCCTGCAAATATTTCTCAGGCATTTGCTGATGCTTGGGCATCTATAAGCGAATGGGGAGCAAGCGTAAAATCGTGGGTAGCGCAGACAATACCACAGGTTATAGAAAACGTAAGCAACTTCTTTAGAGAACTACCGGGTAAAATCGGCTATGCGCTAGGGTATGCATTGGGTACGCTTATAAAGTTTGGATTAGATGCCTTCAATTGGGTGATAACAGAGATTCCTAAAATAGTGGGTAATATCGTGACATTTTTTTCAGAACTACCAGGTAAAATCGGTGCTCTATTTACTAAAATCAAGGACAACCTTTTGCGTTGGGGTCAAGAGGCATATAACTGGGTAACGACACAAATCCCTTTAATCATCAACGCAATCATTACATTCTTTTCGGAACTGCCGGGGAAAATTGCCGGCTTTTTTAGCGATGTTTTATCCGGATTGATTACTTGGGCAACTAACATGATTGAAACCGCAAAAGTTGAGGTGCCAAAGATTATAGGGGCTATACTAGATTTTTTTCTAGAGCTACCTGGAAAAATATTTTCAATCGGTGAGGATATTGTTCGCGGTTTATGGAATGGTATGAGCGGCATGGTGGGATGGTTGCAGCAAAAGATAGGTGAATTTGCATCGGGGATTATAGCAGGAATGAAGGCTGCTCTCGGCATTCATTCTCCGTCTAGGGTTATGCGTGATGAAGTCGGTTTAATGATCGGGGCCGGTATGGCTGAAGGGATCACAGACAGTGCCAAGAGAGTAAGTGCTGCTATGAGCCAGCTTAGTAGCATGGTCCAGGCGCAGGCTAATATATCCATAAGCGGCGGAGCTGCCTTAACTGCTGGTGGAGTGGCGAGAGGAACAGGTTCAGGGGGTGTTACCATCAATCAATACAACACAAACAATAGCCCCGCAGCTTTGTCTCCGTCAGAAATAAATCGTATCAATCGAAAGAATCTGCAACAATTAGCCTTGATAGTCAGGCGGGGGTAATATTATGAAAATCACCTGCGAAAATGAACGAGGGGAGCAATTAACCTTAGGGTGGTTTGCTCCCCTTTGGATAAGATCCATCACGGGCCTTGGCGCCAGCTATGCCATATCTACTTCTAAGAACAACGGACAAGACGGTGAGCACTATACTGGCGCCGTGGCTGAAAAACGAAATATTGTAATCGTGCTTGATGTGCGGAAATCCGATTACGTGACGCAACGCAACCTTTTATACAACTTCTTTCAACCCCGCTCTCAAGGAACCTTATTTTATGAGGAAAATTCCATTGCTCGTAAAATCAAATACTATGTGGAAAGTATTGAACCTTCCGGAGATGGGATATTAAAAAACATCACCCTGTCACTGATTTGTCCAGATCCTAAGTGGTATGACATCCATGATAATTTAGTCCAACTCGCTATATGGCAGGGAAATATTCGTTTTCCATTAAGACTCCGCGATCCCTTTGCAGTTACTAAGAAGGTCAATACCTTGATTGGCAATGTCCGCAACGATAGCGCAGTCACCATGGGGCTGGCCGTACGATTCACGGCCACAGGAACGGTGGTTAATCCTTCGCTCTATGACGTAAATCGTCATGAGTTAATGAAAATCAATACAACTATGCACGCGGGGGATAAGATTACTATTACAACCGGTACAGGAAACAAGAGGGTAATACTCATCAGCGGAGGAATAACGACCAATATCAACAACCTTATGGCATATCCCCCAAAATGGTTGCAGGCTTACCATGGGGATAATCTCTTTCGGTATGATGCTGATAGCGGAATTGATAGTTTATCTGTTTCTATTCTAACGACACAGGCCTACTGGGGGACATGATATGGAGCTTTACATCCTCAACCAAGACATAGAATTACAAGGCGTCGTTGACAGTTTTTCTTCCCTGCGTTGGCGAAGACGGTATTTCCAGCCAGGAGAAATAGAATTGCACTGCCCGGCCTCAGATACCTGCCTCGCGCTTTTGCAAGAGAGCAACATCATTCATCGACTTGACCGACAGGAGGCGGCAATTATCGAAGGTGTCATAGTAGTAGAGACTGAGAATGGTGATGAAATTGTTGCAACCGGGCGTATGGGTTCGTCGATGCTGGACCGGCGCATCATCACACCGACGCTCAACTTTTCCGGTACTGTCGAAGGCGCTATGCGAAAAGTGGTATCCGACAATGCGATTATAGACCGTCCGTTGCCCTACCTTACTCTTGGAGTTGCCCAGGGATACGTTCCTACTTGTGCATTTCAAGCGACTGGGAAGGAAGTTCTGGCGGTCTGTGAGGCTCTTGGGATGTCCGCCTCCCTGGGATTCCGAGTCCGATTAGACGTGCCCAACCGGCAATGGATGTTTGATGTTTACGATGGCGTGGATCGAACTGTCACTCAGACTACCCGCCCTTACGTACTTTTTTCGGACGAATTCCAGAATATCGTTGGGACTCAATACACACTCGACACCACAAGTTACAAGAATTTTGCTTATGTCGCCGGAGAGGGTGAGGGGGAGAATAGAACCGTCATTACTATTGATCTAACAAATGGTGAACCAAGACGTGAAATGTGGGTTGATGCCCGCGATTTACAAAAAGGTGAGTTATCCGACACTGAATACAATGCTCTGTTGATACAACGAGGCATGGAAAAATTTGCTGAGCATGCAATGGTAGAGAGCTTTGAGGCTACAGCCGTTAATACGGCTAACTTTGAGTACTTAACAGATTGGGATCTTGGGGACATTGTTAGTTTTGATAAATGGGGGATTCTTTTAAATCAACGGATTACAGAGGTCGAGGAGATATATGAAAATGGGGTTGAAACGATAACTCCAGTCTGCGGTAATCCTCTGTCTGAAACTTTAAATTTAGGGAGTGAGATATAGATGGCAGAGCACAGCGGCTTTTTTCCTGATGTCGATGGAGATAGGCTGTACACCACGGACTTTCTGGCGCAGTGGATTGCCAGTTTTATTGGTAATGGGGTGTACAATGGGGATCTTGTGGTGAGCGAAGGTAGCCACATGCAAGTTATTATTCCTCCTGGGCAAGCGTGGATTAACGGATTTTACTACAATAACGATTCCAACTTAATTTTGCCGGTCGCTAATGCCGACGGAGTTTTGTCAAGAAAAGATACTGTTGTTTTGCGTTGGGACATTAACGAACGAAACGTTACCGCTCAGATACTTACCGGAACATTTTCAAGTTCGCCGATTGCTCCGACTATCGTAAGGAACGCTGAGCAATATGATTTGAAGCTGGCCGAAATCAGCATCGCTGCAGGTACGACATCAATCACGCAAGCCATGATTATGGATACTCGCCTCAATAAAAGTGTGTGCGGAATTGTGACAGGATTCATAGAGCAAGCTGATACTACGGCGATTTTTAACCAATTTCAGAGTTGGTTTAATCAAAAAAGCGCGGAGTATGAGGACGACTTAAGCACATCTCTTAAAAACTTTACTGATGAGTTTACCACTTGGTTCAGCGATATCCAAGACATCCTGGACGAAAACACGGCGGGTAATTTACTGAACTTGATCAACGACCTGGCCGCTGAAGTTGAAACAAAAGAAACTCCTGCCGGTGCCCAGGCTAAAGTTGATGTTGTGGCCGATGCTCTTGCTGCGCATGAGGCAGATAAAGTGCAGCATATCGGCTATGCCACGGCATCAGGAACAAATACTTATACGGCATCCATAACAGGCATTACATCCTTGTCGGAGGGCCTAAGTATCAAGGTCAAGTTCACAAACGCTAACACAGGAGCGTCCATGCTTAATATCAATAGCCTGGGCGCAAAGGCGATCCAAAAAGGCAATGGAAATGCTTTATCTAGCGGAAATATTAAGGCAGGTCAGATATGCCATTTAGTCTATACTGGATCGGTTTTTCAATTATTGGGTGAAGGTGGTGAGTACGGAACAGCGGGACCAACTCAAGTGTTGCAGGGATATACCATAGGCACTGAAACTGGAATACAAAATGGGCAGATCCCTGTTAAAAATCCAGATTTAGCCGATTCGGTATTAGCAGTTAGCAAGATGGCCTTTAATGATTGGGGAGATGGCAAAAATTACGCCTTAATGAATGGCATAACCAATGCTTATTTCGGTAGTAATGTTGGCTGGATAAGAACAGAGGAGCCTGATTTAGTTGCCAGTAATATCTTGGCCGGCAAAAATATTTTCGGGTTGACTGGTACAGCGATAGATGGCGCGGGAATGAAGAAATTTGCTAGCGGTAATGTCTCTGTAGCCGGTGGCACTTATGGGACAGTAGTTATTAGTGGCCTAGATTTTATTCCAGCGTTTATTGCTGTATGCAAAAATGGTGGCGATGAAATTAGTTTTTACAACTCAGGTATTTTAAATCAAAGACTCAGAGAATATTATAACCCCGAAACAAACGCAATTTTTAATATATCCGCTGGTACATTTTCTTTTTCTGCTTATAATGAATATACTTCGCAATACCATTGGTTCGCAACTAACTAACAAAGAGGAGTGTATAAAATGACTTTAATAATCTATGATAATCAGGGTCAGATTTTTTCTCAAGTCACGGGAAATTATCTCGTTCCGCAGGGCGGGGTACAGTTCATGGAAATTGAAGTTCCAGCGGGTAAAATAGTATCGGGGGTGAATGTTTCAGTAACGCCTCACCAAGCGATTCTTGAGGATATCCCCCCTTCGGAAATTGAGAAACTTCGCTTAGAAATGGCTCAAGCGAACACAGAATTATTCGAGATGATGCTTATGTTGAGTGGGGGTGCTGCGTAATGTTTAACGAAAAAAGCAAGCTAGCCCAGGACTATGTGCTGCTTATCCGAAGTGGCCTTAAGAGTTTCGAAGATATCCCTGACTTTAGCAATTTGAGAGAAGTGGTTTCCGGTGTTCTCGCTAATTAAACTATTAACAATATTTATAAAGGAGATGTTATTCATGACATTTACAACAAGTTCCAGGATTGCTCAATCCTACGCTATTTTAATTCTGGCTGGCCAAATTAACACTGAGGCAGTTCCGGATGTAGGCAATCTACGCGAGGTTGTACAGGAGATTCTTACTGCGTAATAGACCCATTTTGCGAAATAATGTTGGAAAATGAAAAACTTGTTCCATTATTGTTAGATTATGTAAGAATAATACCAAAAACCCATAATAAGTATAAAAAGTAAGAGAAAGGTTGACAAATTTGTTGGACGGGCCTACCATTTATAGTAAGGTGTGCACACGAAATAAGGAGAGGTGGTTAAAACATGAAAATATCTAAAATTAAAAAGTTGCCAATGATCTTTACCTTAATGCTAGCGCTTGCCTTTTCATTAGTGTGCACAAGTAATGCTTTTGCAGATGTGTTTCCAGGTCCAAATCATGAATATTGTACAATCATATATCAAAGTTTAGATGGCGATGCATATAACAGTACTGCAAGCAATCCAATAGGCGGGGTAAGAAGTTATGATAGTCCCAATATCATTGGCACTACTGGAAGCCTGCCTCTTGTCATAGAATTTTCAAGCACTTGCCAAGAATATATGATTATAGCTCACGAAATAGATAGTGAGGGCAATCAAGTAGGCGATATTAATATTTCACCATGGGTACCCATAACAGGTGAAGGGACAGTCATGCACGGGCCAAACACTCAAAATGCTCTACCTCCTGCAGAATGGTTTACCCCAGGAAAATTATATAAAGTGTATTCATTTGGCCTTTTCCCGAATTTATATGGAGGAGTAGCCCCAGGTAGTTCAGCTTTCTATAGAATTGTAAATTAGTAAAAATACTTTTATTTAGCCCGGAGAATAATCTTCGGGCTTTTCTAATACCCCAAATCCATGCCCGAAACCCGCAGGAGGTGACGGGGAGTAGGGCTCTGGGGTAGTCACCCTTATGACGGGATGTCCATAATATATTAAGAGAGGTGATAGCCTTTGGACTTTACACTTATCACAGCCCTAATTGGGGTTGTAGCAACTTTATCCGGAATCATCTTAGGATGGTCAGCAAGAGCAAAGGAAGCAAAGAAGGAAGTCAGAAAAGACGCTGAGATTGATACAGTG